GCGTTGGAGGCTTTACTATGAGTCAAATAGCAGTATTGTTCGCTAGAAACGACAGTCGCTATAAAGAGATGGCTCTAATTTATGATGTGTATGACATTGATCGTGATGCTAGAACCTTTTGCAAAAAGTTACCAGTTATTGCTCACCCGCCTTGCCGTGCATGGGGTCAATTGAGCCACATGGCAAACCCCCGTCCTGATGAAAAACAATTAGCATTTTTTGCCTTAGCTCAAGTGAGATTAAATGGTGGAGTTTTAGAACACCCTGCGGGCAGTCGTTTGTGGAAAGAAGCTAATTTGCCATTAGGTGATGAAGTTGACGAATTTGGTGGCTTTACGATTGAGATTGACCAATGGGACTTTGGCCATGTCGCTCACAAGAACACTAAGCTATATATATATATGGGATCGAGAGATCAGAGTTACCCCCATTGCCACCCACAAGAGGAGGTACTCCTATGCGATCAATATGCGGTAACGTAAAAGGCACAGTGCGATGCACTCAGTATCAAAGAGAATATACACCTGATCTACTTATTCAGTTTTTAACAGACATTTGCAATAGGACTTTACTATGAGTTTACCTGCCGCACTTCAAGGCTTAGCCAATTACAACCAATTTATTGTTTACAAGCTTGTCCCGCGTGGCGAGACTGGCAAGATGGACAAGCTCCCTGTGGACTGGCGCAATGGCCGTGTTGCTGATAGCCAAGACCCGTCAATATGGACAGACTACGACACCGCATACGCTTACGGTCAGGGTAAGGTAGGTTTTGTGTTTACAGACCAAGACCCTTTTTGGTTCTTAGACATTGACGATTGTTTACTCCCTAGCGGCTGGTCGCCACTGGCTCAAGAGCTTTGCGCGTTGCTCCCAGGTGCAGCCATTGAAGTATCTCAGTCAGGCAAGGGCTTACATATATTTGGCACGGGTGCAGTCCCTAAGCACGCTTGCCGCGGTGAGGCTGGCTCAGGACTAGAGTTTTATCATACTGGACGCTTTGTTGCGTTCGGTGGACGTGATGGAACGGTGGGCGATTGTTTGACTGATTGCACGCGAGGCATTGCAACACTTGTGGAGCGTTATTTTAACCGTTTGCCACAACAAGACAACACGCCCGTAGAGTGGACCGAGGCACCGACAAGCGAGTGGCGCGGATCTGTGGAGGACGAGGAATTGATCCGTCGCGCTTGCAATGCTAAGTCAGCCAGTGGCGTATTCGGTAGCAAGGCAACCTTTGCACAATTATGGGATGCAGACGAGACCGCGCTTGCTAAAGCGTTCCCCGATCAAGGTGGACGGCCTTATGATGCAAGCTCAGCCGATGCTGCACTAGCTCAACATTTAGCCTTTTGGACAGGAAAAAATTGTAAGCGGATGGACGCCCTGATGCGTCGGTCCAAGTTATACCGCGAGAAGTTTAACCGCGAGGACTACCTCAAGCGCACCATTTTACAGGCCGTCGCAAAGCAAAAAGACGTTTGCATAGACAAGCCGATGGCTGAACTGGCGGCAGTGGTGGCAGTCACAAAGCCGCGGGACGTCGAGGGTAACGTATTCCTCGACGCTGAGCAGCAGAAGGTATTATTTGAGGGCTGCACGTATGTCTCAGACCTGAATAAAATATTAGCCCCGCACGGACACAGTTATAAGTCAGAGCAATTCGATAATATGTTCGGCGGGTATACGTTCATCTTAGACAAGTCAAACAGTAAGACCACGCGCAGCGCGTGGGAGGCGTTCAATAAGTCTCAAGTGGTAGTCAATCGCAAAGTGCATACATCCAGCTTTAGACCCGATAAAGAAGCGGGCGAGATATGGACGCAAGGCAATGAGCTGCACGTCAATAGTTACTGGCCTATCAATACCCCGCGCAAGTATGGAAACCCTAGACCATTCACGGATCATTTAGCGCGTATTCTACCCGTTGAAAAAGACCGAGAAATTATCATGGCTTATATGGCCGCCGTTGTGCAGCATCGGGGCGTTAAGTTTCAATGGACGCCACTTATTCAAGGCGCCCCTGGTAACGGTAAATCGTTATTGTCCCGTGTGCTGGTGGAGGCTATCGGCAAGCGTCATTGCCACATGCCAAACGCGCAGGAGCTTACAGACAAATTTAATGACTGGCTGGACGGAAAACTTTTTATTGCTGTGGAGGACGTTTACGTCCCGCAGGAGCGCCGCGAGATTATGGAGGCGCTCAAGCCAATGATCACCAATGACTGGCTGGAAATTCAAGGCAAGGGTAAAGATAAAGAGTCCCGCTTCGTGTGTGCTAATTTTATGCTCAATAGTAACCACAAAGACGCGCTACAAAAAACTAAAGACGACCGTAGACTTGCGGTGTTCTATTGTGCTCAGCAGACGGCCACGGACATTTTGCGCGATGGTATGGGCGGCTCATACTTCCCCGCGCTTTATGACTGGCTCAGGCGCGACGGTTACGCGATTGTGAACGACTACTTAATGACTTACCCTATACCCGATGAATTAAACCCTGCTAAGGGTTGCCAGCGTGCACCGTTGACTTCATCCACGCAGGAGGCTATCAGCGAAGGCATGGGCGCCATCGAACAGGAGATACTCGGCGCGGTTATGGAGGATCGTATAGGCTTCCGTAACGGCTGGATTAGCAGCCATTATTTAGACAATCTTATACACGATAGGGGGGCGTCACGCATTGCACGGAATACGCGCCGCGATATACTGCGAGACTTAGGATATATCGCGCACCCTGGATTGCTTAACGGCCAAGTAAATAACGTTGTGCACCCTGATTTGTGCAAGCCTCGCTTATTCGTAAAAGAAAGCCACGCGTCACTTAATTTGCGAGGCGTGGCAGTGGCTAAAGCATACGAAGAAGATCAGCAGGATAAAACGGCGCTCAAGGTTGTTATGTAGCAGGCGTGGGGCTAAATTGTTCAAACACCATCACAGCCAGCATATATTTAGATATAGGCATGTTACGTTGACCGCTTTCCCAAGATACCCAGGCGCGGTTGCTGCACCCGATCAGTGCAGCCGCGTCGTTGGTTGATAGTCCGTGTTTAAGGCGTAGCGCCCGAACTTCGTTTGCTAATGGTTTATTAGTCGTCATGGTGTTTATAGTCCCCTAAGTTAAAATATGCTTGTATTGCCTCCCACACTATCGCAAGAATGATTAAGCAGCATACAGAAAAAATAATGCCTATTAGTAGTAAGAGCAGCATCATTGCACCTCGCCCGATAATTGTGCGTTAAGCTCTTTTAGTTCGAAGATAGTATCTTTTAAGCTCTCTATTTCGTCCTCAAGCTTATCAACCTGCCCCTTAAACTCTTTTAGTTCGAAGATAGTATCTTTTAAGCTCTCTATTTCGTCCTCAAGCTTATCAACCTGCCCCTTAAAATCGGACACCGAGTCCTCAGCGGCGTTTAGTTCATCCAGCAAGTCGTCGAAAGCTTGGCCATTGTCACGCATTGCAAGGGCTAAGGCGTCATATAATGCCACCTCAAGGGGTGACACTGGCCGCGTGTATTTAATCAAGTCCTCGGCGCTTAGAATAGCGATATTTAGATCAGTCATAATTTTAATCCCCTATACATTTATTGATAAACTCACGGCGTGCGTATGGCTGCTCGGTAGTATCAGGCGCCACCAGGTCGGCTAAGTCCTCGGCGATAGATTGCACGCGGTAAAGCTCGCTTAATGACTTACTCGGATCGTCCCAGTGCGCGCGGATAACGGCGGCCACGGTGTCGGGCGTGATAGTGTTTAATTTTCGCATGATGTAAACCCCTCTTTAAGTAACGCGGCTATTTTGCACTTGGCCGCGTGTAATGATTTGAAGCTATTAAAATAATCTATCGTTACGTTACCGCTGCACCTGAGGGCCGCCTGGACCCGTACTAGTGGCTTATCGCAGTAACCGTGAATATAGAAACCTTTATATTTTATTGTGAACATAATGCGGCCTTTGCATTTTCAAGCGTGCGGGATTGTCTAGTTAAATAATTACTAATCGCTAATTCAGCTTCAGTCAATCCAGTTAATGAGTCGTACAAACTAAACAATTCATTATAATTTTTGTCAGCTTTGTCGGCTGATGTGTGAAATAAATCAGAGTCGCTTATTACTGCGCCAAACATATTAAACACAACGTTTCTACGTACTCGCTTACTGTATTCAGGATGTGGTAAAGATTCCTGCAATATATAAAAGAAACCATTTTTTGTAGAACGTCCGCGAAGTATTCTAGATTTAAAATATCGTAATGTGTCCGCGTTTACGTAATGAGTCCGCCCAGTTAGATTCATACTCGCGTCACTATCAGCGTAGTGGCTTTTTGTTCTATAACGCTCAATGCCTAAAGCGTCTAATGTTGCTGATATTTTTTTGTCTAATGTGTTCATTTTGTAACCCCTAAATAAATAAAGATAATGATTGCTGTTAATCCCATATATAAACCTAACTGCTGTAAACCTAAATAAGTATCTAACACTTTGTGACCCCCTTTGCTGTTGTACATGTAGCTATATTACACTAATTACACATTGTGTACAATTTATATTTTAATCACAAAGGCATTATTGATAAGTTTTACTTATAGTTTACTACGACATTGTGTATTAATTGTGCAATGTCTACCTTAGTCGCTTTGTGCGAGGTGCCTAAAAGGTATGGTTCGAGGTGCGATAAGTCATTGAATAATAAAGTTTACCTCGCACACCTCTATTTTTGCAGCATTTTCCTATCCCCCGCGCCCGCCCTCGCCTCTATACGCGCGTTTACTCTCTCTCTCTCTCTCTCTCTCTCTTTAAGAAAGTAAGAGGTATTAAGGTAAATAGGGGTAACTCCCCATTGTGGCTGGCACCTTGATGGCTCGAAGTTTATACCTCTTAGGGTGAATGAGGTAAATGATTTGCGGTTAACATCTGCTTAAAAAATAGGCAAACTCTTGATTTACGACCGCCCCTCTCGCCCTAATCCCGCACTGCGCAAGGGTTTCAGCGATAGCAACTACTAACATGAAGTGACTACTAACCTGTGGATAACTTTTGTTATGTTGTACACATTGTAGTTGTTTGCCTATTTTTTAAGCAGATGTTAAGTGTTACCTGTGGATAACCTGTGGATAAGTCTAACCCTATTACGCTGTAAGCCAAGCGTAGCAAGGGTCTCAAGGGGTCAGCTTACCTGTGGATAAGTTTATACCCGCCGCCCCCTGGTTAGCGTGAAGCCAAGCGGGGCGCGGGTCTCAGGGCGATTAGCGCACGATCAATTGCAATAAATAACTCTGGGGGCACCCGCCCTCCCCCACGGACGGGGTGCTTCAAATTTGCGCCCCTCGTCCCAAACTGCGCGTCAGGCAAAGGTTTTAACACATTGTGTATAGTGTAACTATCCGTCACCAGCGCAACATCTTTACAATCCCATCGCACAATCTTTACAATCTGTACCATCGGTTTACTTGACACCATCGTCACCAAAGCACATCATTGTGGTTATGAGCCTCTCAGCCCAACAATTGCTAATGCAAATCAGTGATGACCGCGCCTTAGGTGCAGCATTACTCTTTCCGCATCGTCACCGCCAAGCCTCGCCTGACTTCCACTACAAAGTCATGGATATGTGGCGTTCAGCCGATCAATTCGTCAGTATTGAAGCGTTCCGTCAAGGTGCTAAAACAACCATCTCTGAGGAGTTTTTATTGCTAGAAGGGTTGTTTGCTAACTTTAAGTACTGCCTAATCTTCGGTGAGACGTACACAAAGGCTTGTCAGCGTATCGAGGCCATGAAGCACGAGCTGAATACCAATATGCGGATTTATGAGCTATTTGGTAAGATGAAAGGTGATAAGTGGTCCGAGAATAAAATCATTCTAAGCAACGGTGTGGCTATCGAAGCGCACGGCTGGGACGAGGAAATCCGCGGTTACTTGCATCAAGCTAATCGTCCTGATCGCGCTTACCTAGATGACATCGAGACTGAGGAGCGTGTGCGTAATTCGGACGAGGTTGATAAGAATTGGAAGAAGCTTCACAAGCAATTGATGCCAGCGATGGATAAAGAGTTTGGAAAGATACGGATGACTGGTACGCCACTCGCTGACGACTGCATGATCCGTCGTGCTGCTAACTCACCGCACTGGACGCACGGACATTTCCCAATCTGTGACCGAGATATAGATGACCCGCAAGCACAATCGTTGTGGGATACGCGCTATCCGATGGAGTGGATACGCAACTTGCGCGATCAGATGTCATCCGAGGGGATGCTTCGAGAGTTTATGCAAGAGTATATGCTGGTGCCAACTGGTGCTCAGGGTAAGCCGTTCGATGAAACGATGCTACGCTTCCAAGATGTCGCGCCAACTATGTATGCGCCTAAGATCGTTATCATGGACCCAGCCCGTACCGTTGAGGTGAAGAAGTCTGACCAAACAGGTCACGTCACTGTGTCGCGTGTCGGCACCCGCATTTACGTTCACCAATCAGGTGGAGAGTATTGGCAACCTGACGAGATTATCAATGGGGCGTTCGCCATGAGCAAACGTCACGACGACGCTGAAGTAGCAATTGAAAAGAACTCACTTGATGACTGGCTACTCCAACCGATGCGAGCTGAAATGCTCAAGACAGGTAAGTCATTGAAATTACGGACACTTAATGCCCCACAAGACCGAGATAAAGCCGCTTTCATTATGGGCTTGCGTCCATTCTTTTTAGCGGGGGACATCATTCTCGTTGGTGGCCGTGCAGCGCACCAGCAACTTGTCAGTCAAATCGTCAACTTCCCATCGGGCAAACGTGACGTGCTTAATGCCCTAGCGTATGCCTTAAAAGTGTTTAGCGGTGTGCCAATCTACGGTGACTTTGGTGAGGCGAACCTTACCCAGCTAACCGAGGTGTCACGCAATACCCAGCTGTTGCTCGGTGTGAACGCCACATCGACTGAAACAACTGGCGTGCTTTGTGCGCTTGATGGTCAGCATTTAACCGTCATTGCCGACTGGGTAAGCCCACTGATGCCAAACGACGCCATCCCTGACATCGCATTACTACTGCGCGCCATGTACCCAAACAAAAAAGTGACCGCATGGGTCCCCGCTGATGTGTTTGACCAGGTGGGACGCAATCCGCTAGTCACAGCATTACGTGCCGCTAAAATCCCAGTCAATCGGGCTGAGAACGCAGTCATGGCAAGGGGTTCGTTGTCACCGATGATACGCACTGAGAAAACTAACAAGCGACTATTGCGCGTCGATGACAATGCGCGTAATGTGATGCAAGCGATGGCACAAGGATACAACTGGGCATTGAAGCCAAATGGCGATAGATCGGGTGAACCTGAGCGCGGTACGGCAAGAACTTTAATTGAATCATTAGAGTGCTTGACATTCGCAATTAACAAGGTCAATAATGATACAATCCAATATAAAACTAACGCGACTAATGCGTTAGGTACACCCTACATATCAGCATTATCGAGGTAATGATGGCAAAACAGTCCGACAAAAAGCCTAAAGAAGCCATTGAGAATTGGGCTGAAAAAATCGAGTCCGATATTTATCAAGATTGTGCGGGCAAATATGCTGATATTGAAAAAGCTTTTAAAAATCGTGAAGAAGCTGACGAGGCAATTCAGGAGTATTGGCATATCTATAATGCTGACCCTGATGATAACCAAGCCTACCAAGGTAATTCAAAGTGTTATGTTCCTGTGGTTCGTGATGCTATCACTGCCCGCGCTAAACGATCTCTTAAACAGTTATTCCCGAATAAATATCAACACGTGGACGCCGTAGGTACGGACAGTCAAAAGCCTATGGCTCAGCTATCATTGCTTGAGCACTACATTCGTTCCACCAAACTCAAATCCGTTGTACGTTCAATGCTGGTCGCAGGTGATGTGACTGGCCAATGGAATTTATATGTGGACTGGATGCGCGATGTGCGCTCAGTCACAAACATGATCCGTAAAAATCCAGTGATGGAAACGGCTGAAGGTCAGCAAGTAGAATTGCTAGACCAAGACGACGAGATTGAAGAATTTAGAAATGATGAAGTGGTTGAAGAAGGCCCGATCATTACGGACTTCGCAACTGAGGATATGATTGTTATCCCACCAACCGTCAACAACATTGAAAAAGCTGACATCACTGCAATCAAACTTCGCATGAGTAAAGCGCAAGTTAAAAAGATGGTCGACGATGGCATCTTTATCTTGCCTGAAGATAGCGAGATTGGTGAGTGGGTAAGCAGTCACAAAGGCCGTGAGAAGCGCGTACCTGAGAAAAAACGTACAAGCGACGCTGGCATCAAAACAGAAGGCACACTCAAGTATGCACTGATTTACGAAGCGCACATGATGCTTGAGTTTGAAGAAGGTCAAAAGTCATTAGCGTATGTTTACTACGCTGGTGAGAATGATGTGGTCGGCATTATCAAAGCGCCACAATGGAATCAAAAACGTCCAATTATTTCAGCGCCAGTCGAACGTATTAGCGGCTCATTCAACGGCATTTCTAAGGTTGAAGCTGTGAAATGGTTGCAATGGAATCTCAATGACTTCTTTAACATGGGTCAAGACTCCGCAATGTATTCATTGCTACCAATCGTAATGACTGATCCTGAAAAGAACCCTAACTACGCCATGATGGTATTTGGTTTAGCGGCAGTGTGGCCAGTTGATCCTAACTCAACGAAATTCCAAAGCTTCCCACAATTGTGGAAAGACTCTATCCAAATGTGTCAATCAATCAAATCTCAAATCCATGAGTCATTGGATGTAAACGAGATGATGATGGGTAAGACTGGTAGTGGCCGTAAAAACAATGCAGCCGTGGGTGCTCAAATGCAAGAGTCGTCAGTATCCATTGTCGACCACGCTGAACGCTTTGAGGAGGAAATTCTCAATCCATTGATGGAGCGTTTCTTTGAGTACGACTGCCAATTCCGAGATAAAGAATTGACTGTGATCTCAATGGGTGAGATTGGTGTTGAAGCGCAAATGCAACAGATCCCAATTCAACAATGGGGGCAACGCTATTTTTTCCAATGGACTGGCACCGACTTTGTGATGAACATGCAACGTATGCAACAACAAATTGCTACGATGAACGTGTTGCGAGGTATCCCACCACAACAATTGAATGGTCGCAAACTAGACATTACGCCAGTGCTTGAAATATTAGTACAAAACGTATTTGGTAACGAACTTAGCAATCGCATCTTAATTGACGAACGCAATAAGTTTACTGTAAGCCCTGAGATCGAAGATGAAATGATGGTCAACTTTATCGCAGTGGACACCCATGACGCCGATGACGATGTAGAGCACTTGCAAAAACATCAATTGGCAGCTCAAATATCAGGCGACCCAAGCGGTATATTCCGTGGCCACATACAGAAGCACATGGAACAATTACAACGTAAACGTCAGATGGCGATGGCTGCTCAACAACCTCAAGGTATGCCAGGTATTCCTGGCGGTGCTGGACCAGGTGTTGCGGGTACTCCACGTATGGGTGCTCAACCACAGCAACCTCGCCCTGGCCAAAACCCACCTGGTGCAATCCCACAAGACAATATGATCGGTGCGCCAGCTAGGTAACTTGAGAGCTTAAATTATGCCAAGTCAAAATCAGTCCAAATTTAATGTACGCATCACTCCTGATGCGGGAGTGTCATTAGACTTAGATACAACTTCCAAAAGTCTTTATTACGTAGACCAAAACGGTAACGTAGTAATGTTGGCAAGCTTTGCCTCTAATGGTGGTAACTTTACTAATGTCAACATCACTGGCGGGACTATTCAAGGTGTTGCATTGACACTTGATAGCTTAGACTCAACCCCTATTGGATTTAATACCCCATCAACTGGTCGGTTTACTACGCTCACCAGCACAGGTTTGGCAAGCTTTAACAGCATGTCTACAGTTAATGCTACTATCACTGGCGGTTCAATCAGTGGCGTATCTCTAACGCTTGATAGCTTAGACAATACACCTATTGGTGTATCTACACCTAATAGCGGTGCGTTCACCACGCTATCTACAAATACAGTAACAAGTGTTACGCCAGTGCTAGGGTTCAACGCCTCTAATACAAGTTATGCGTCAGGTTCAACGATTGCCAATAACTATTTGCAAACTATATTGCAAAATAAATCAGGGTCAACTGGTGCATCAACTAATTATGTATTAAGCAATAACTTAGGTACCGATTCATCATACTATGGTGAGTTTGGTATGAATTCATCTGTATTTAGTGCATCAACACCTACTGACTTTTATTCAATCAATAATGGTATTTATTTTTCAGGTCATGACGGTGATATATCTGTAGGCTCAGGCAATGGATTTAAATTATATTTTCCTTGGGGATCTACAGGAGCTTCAGCTCACGTTATTAATGCAAGTGGTGCTTTAGGATTTTCAACTAACTTAGGTACAACACCTGCATTGAGTGGTACAACAGGTTTTGGTACAACAGGTCAAGCTTTGGTTTCAGCAGGTTCAGCTGCAGCCCCAGCTTGGGGAACATTGCCAATCACAGGCGGTGGCACAGGAACAACAGTGGGCGTTGCTGGAGGAGCATTCTAATGGCACAATATAACAAAGTTAAAAGGATTTAAACATGGCACAAAGCGGATATACACCAATATTAATTTACGCAAGCGGCACAGCTTCTAATGTGCCATTAGCGGCTAACCTTACTTCATCAGCAAACGGTGCAGAATTAGCACTAAATTATGCGGATGGTAAGCTATATTTTAAAAATAGTGGTGGCACAGTTACCTTATTAGCAAGCTCTTCAGGCATTGCTGGTGGCTCAAATACCCAAGTCCAATACAATAGCTCAGGCTCATTAGCTGGCTCTGCCAACATGACATTCAACGGCACTAGCTTAACGCTTGCCAATGACGCATCTATTAATGGTCTAACTGTAGGTAAGGGTGCTAATGGTGTTACTTACAATACTGCTTTAGGTAACGGGGCTTTATCTAGTGGCTCATTATCAGGCAACTATAATACTGGTATTGGTGCTCTTTCGCTTCAAGCAAATACATCTGGCACACAAAACCAAGCATTCGGCTATGCAGCTTTAAATTTAAACACAACAGGCTCATATAACTTTGCTGGTGGAACTTCTGCGCTTACTCAAAATACAACTGGCGCTTACAATACTGCTTTAGGAACAAATTCGCTTTATTCAAATACCACAGCATCTTACAACATTGCAGTAGGTTATCAAGCTGGATATACAAATACCGCAGGTGGATATAACGTATTTATTGGCTTCCAAGCTGGATATTTATCAAATGGTGCTGCTGTATCAGTAAATACAGCCGTTGGAACTCAAGCTGGTTCAAATTTATCTACAGGAACATACAACAGTTTCTTTGGGTATTTTTCTGGTCAAGCAATTACAACAGGTTCTAAAAACTCTATTCTTGGTAGCTATTCAGGCAATCAAGGTGGTCTAGACATCCGTACAGCTTCTAACTACATTGTCCTATCAGATGGTGATGGTAATCCTAGACAGATTATTGACTCATCAGGCAATCTAGGTCTTGGTGTAACTCCTAGTGCATGGGGAAGTGGGTATAAATCTTTAGAAGTAAATGGTGCAGTAATTCAAGCATCTGCAAATAATAAATCCCAAGCTGGGTTTGGTAATAATTACTATAACAATGGCACTAATTATATCTATAGCACTACAAACTATGCTTCATTATATTTTCAAAATAGTGGGCAACATATTTGGTATAACGCTCCATCAGGCACAGCAGGTAACGCTATTACCTTCACCCAAGCAATGACACTAGATAATAGTGGTAATTTGTTGGTTGGGATTACAAGTGCAAGTGGATTTGCAGCAAAAACAATTGTTAATCGACAAGGTGTGACTGGCGCTCCAATTTTTACTTGGACAAATAACGCTAACAACTCTGGTCACACTTACGTTTTTGCTAATGGGTCTGGTATTAGTGCCGATGGATATTTGGCATTTGGCAGCAATGAAGGTGGAGCAGGTGCATTTACAGAACGTATGCGAATTGATAGTAGCGGCAATGTACTTGTTACAGGTGTTGGCGGTCTAGGCTACGGTACAGGTTCTGGTGGTGCAGTTACACAAATCACTTCTCGTACAACAGGTGTAACACTTAACAAGACTAACGGTGCTATTACTTTATTTACTGCTGCTGGTCTTGTTACAGCAACAACATTCACAGTTACTAATTCTACTGTGGCTGCTACTGACGTAATTCATGTATGTCAAAAATCAGGTACTAACTTGTATAACACATTAGTAACTGCTGTGGCTGCTGGTAGTTTCAACATCACATTCTATACAACAGGCGGTGTGGCTTCAGATGCTCCTGTTTTCAACTTCACAGTTATTAAAGCTGTAACAGCATAAGGAAATTATAATGGCAACTACAACAACAACTTGGTCTATCGACTGGATGACAGCATCCACACAAACAATCAATGGCTTTTCAGAAGTAGTACTTTCTGCTGGCTGGAGATTAACAGGAACAGATGGCACTTACACATCAGCTATCTACAACACTTCAACTTTTCCAGAGCCACAACAAGGTGGTACATATACGCCTTACGCTGACTTAACTGAACAGCAAGTATTAAGTTGGGTATGGGAAAACGGTGTAGACAAGGATGCTGCTGAAGCATCTGTAACAGCTCAAGTAGAAGCGCAAGCTAACCCACCTGTTATTAACCCACCATTGCCTTGGGCTTCAACTCAAACAGCGAGTGTTTAATATGAGCAATTACATTTATTATATTCAAAAATAAATAGTGGTGTATTTTGTACAAAATTACGATAATATATAATGACCAACCCGTAACTTAACTGAAGAAGGATGAATAAAATGATTTTTAATGTGACTACCGAAGAAGCAAACGTACTAATCGCTGGGTTGGCTGAATTGCCATTTAAAGTAACCGCAGGTTTGATTACTAAACTTCAACAACAAGCCGCACCTCAGTTAGCTGAAGAAGCTGCTGTAACTGAGGCTTCCCCCGTAGCAACACCTGACGCAGCTAATTCTGAGTCAGTACAAACTCAAGGTGAATAAAATGGTTACTTTTTCTGAATTACAACAAATCGCTTCTGATGTCGGCCACGATGTCGAAAGTGAAGTAGTACAATTTTTAAACGCTGCTGAAGCATTATTTGCTTCACGTAAAGACGTAGCGGTTGATCCATTCAAAAAAGGTTTTGGTCAAAATGATCCAGTAAACCCAGTGGATGGCACACCTCCTTCAGCTTTACCTGCTGGTGCTGACACAAGTACTACCACAGGTGGATTTGGTGGTAACGACCCAATCTCACCAGCACTTGCAACGCTAGCTAATACAACTCCAGCTCAAACTGCGGTTGATGCTGCACCTGCTGAGACTGCACCTGCTGATACTGCACCTGCTGACACTGCACCTGCTGACACTGCACCTGCTGACACTGCACCTGCTGAGACTGCACCTGCTGATACTGCACCTGCTGACACTGCACCTGCTGACACTGCACCTGCTGACACTGCACCTGCTGATGCTACACCTGCTGATGCTACACCTGAAGTTAAAACTGGTACAGTGGTGGATACTAATACATGAGATTAGTAGATGTAGACGAACCAATCATTGCTCGTGCATTTAGCTTTTTTTGGTTCAAACGTATTTATTTAGGTATAAGGTTTAAGCGATTGTCGCCAATGCAACAAATGGGGGCAGTCGCGCATGAAGAAGGTCATTGTGAGTTACACCACTCTGAGAAAAGAATGGCATTATTATTCTTAATCGCTTGGTGGAACCCATGGTGGTTTTTACGTATTTGTCGGAACCATGAGTTAGCCGCTGACAAATATGCAGTCGACAAAGGCTATTCTCAACACTTGCTTAGTTTGTTATCAGCGTATGGAACGGATGGTTGGTTACATCCCCCACACCGAGAACGAATAATGGCTATTATTAGATATACGAGTACCCTCGCGTGATTCCCGTAAAGAGTCATTTCGCTGGGTTGGCGTAACCGACCAAAGGAGTAGTAATTATGTTTAATTTGTGGAAATTTTTACAGTTGTTAGTTTCACCGCATGTGGGCGATGATGACGATTTAGATCCTAATCCGAATGACGATGTAGATCCTAATCCGAATGATGACCTAGACCCTAATCCAAATGACGATGACGACTTAGATCCTAATCCGAATGACGATGACGACTTAGACCCTGAACCTGCACCTCGTGAAACTCGTGCACAAAAAGAGATTAGAACCCTCCGTGAACGTGCACAAGCAGCGGAAGATGCTAAACGTAAGTTGGAAGCGGATTTGGCAACGGCTCGTAGCCAACCAAGTCAGCCACAACAACCAACGCAGGATCAAGTGTTGTGGGAGCAAGAGGAGCAAGTTTTACGCAATCCCGAAGCTAGTGATTGGCAAAAGTATGCCGTTCAGTCAGCTCGTGAGGCCCGTCAAGCTCGTCAAGCATCTCAAAATGCAATTATCCGTGCTGAGGATTTAGCTGATAAGTCTGCGTTTGACCGTATTCGTTCTGAAAAGCCTAAGTTGTATGAGGCGTATAAAGACCGAGTTGAAAGTATGTTGACCGAGATCAGAGGTCGTGGACAAAACGCTCCTCGTGAGAAATTGTTAGCGATTTTGGTTGGTGAAGATATGCTTGCGGGCAAATTAAAAACAATTGGAAGTAAGACCACAAGTGGCTCTAAACGTCCAGCGACGCCAGGTGCTCGATCAGATGTAAACGCTAGAGGTTCTAGCTCTATGTCTGAGGCTGAAAAGCGAGCAAAACGTTTAGAGAATATTCGCATTTAATGCAAATTTTTTCTAAGGAAACTAAAATGAAAGCTTTACTAAAAAATATGTGGTTATCTCTAGTGAGTTTAATCTCACCAGCTATTACTAACTATTCACCAGGTCCTTCAGGCCAAACTATCGCTAACGATATTGAGTTACACATTGCTGATGAAGTATTGCGTATTGCTCAACGTCAATTAGTGGCTTATCAATTCGGTCAACCGCTTAAAATCGACAAGAATACTGGTGTGACTTACACCGCTACTCGTTATGAGCGTTTACCACTTCCATTCGCACCATTGAGCGAAGGCGTTGCAGCAGCAGGTGAGTCAATCACAATTGCTCAAGTTAGCGCGACTGCTCAACAATGGGGTGACTTGGTTCGTGTGACTGACGTTGCTGATATGACTATCAAACATCCATTGTTTAAACAAGCGATCCGTTTGATTGGTATCCAACAACCTGAAACTATCGAACGTAACGTATTGAACATTCTATTGACAGGTACTCAAGTCAACTATGCAAATAGTAAAGCTAACCGTGCAGCATTGGTTGCTACTGACGTGATGACTCCAGTTGAAATTTCAAAAATCGTTGGTTCTTTAGAAACATTCGGCGCACCAACATTCAATGGCGATGAACGTATCGACATGATGATTGACGCTGATGCACGTACTAAAGCTTCATCTAAACCAGGTATCATGCCTCACTATGTTGCATTGATTCATCCATTGGTTGCTCAAGATTTGCGTCAAAACTCTACTATTGCTACTGCATGGTCATACAGCGATATCAATCGCTTGTATAACAATGACCTTGGCGAGTGGGGCGGCGCACGTTTCTGCAAAACCAATATGATGCCTTATTGGACTGGTGTAGCTGCCGTTACTGGTACCCCAGCAACAACTGGCGGTGCTTTGGCTGCTGGTACATACTACATTCAAGTGACTGGCGCTCCTACAGCGACTTCAGTTGAACAACGTATCTACCAAGTATCAGGTGCATTGACAGTTGGTGGTTCAGGTGCAGGTTCTATCAGCGTAACATTGCCAACATTGGCAGGTTATGTGTTTAACGTGTACATCGGCACAACTGCAAGCCCAGCTAACTTGGGTCTATCAGCTTCAGGTCCTTCAACTGGTCCATTAGCTGGTAACGCAACTCAATTGGCTTCAGGCTCAACAGTAGTTATCACTGGTACTGGTGTTGCACAAACACCACCTGCTGCACCAGCAACAGGCGTAACAGTGTTTCCAACATTATTCTTCGGTATGGACGCTTATGGCCAAGTATTGCTTGATGATGTGGAATACAACTACTTGCAAGGTGCTGATAAGTCAGATCCGATGAACCAAACTCGCGTTGTATCTTGGAAGATGATGTACGGTACTATCATCTTGAACAATGCGTACATGGCTCGTACTGAAGCAAGCTCAGCATTTAGCGTAGGCTACACTGCTGGTACTGCGTCAGAATAATGACGTAACCTTAAGGGGGGCTTCGGCCCCTCTTATTCACTAAGGAGCAAGATCATGTCACAAGAAAATACAAAATTATCACTACCTAAAACTGAAAATAAAGAAGTCACATTAGCTGAGTTGCAGTCACAGATTGCAGCCCTTCAAGCTCAGTTACTTCAAGAGCAGGAAGCACGTAGTGTTGCTGAAAGTAATGCGTTAGCCACCGCCGAAGCTGGCATGTATGTGGGTAATAGCGATGAACAACCAACAGGTAAAACTGTAAAGATTAAAAAATGCACCAACCCTTGGGAAACCGACGAACGTAAGCAAAAATTCGTAGAGGTTGATGTACCAACTTATTTTTATCAGATACAATTGCCAACAGGCGCAGGTATCTCACTCACAACTAATGGTCAAGATTATTTCCATAATGAGACCTATACCGTTGACTTGTATACACTGACCGATTTAAAGAGCCGTATTGCTCGTTGTTGGGACCATGAGAAGTCAATTCATGGCGACAATGAAAATGCGTATCGTCGCCCAACAAATCGCCATTTTATGGGCAAAACACGTTAATCTAAGGAGTATGACCAAATGACTAAGAAAGAAGAAGGCACGTTGCAAGGCGCTTTAGTAACTGGTAATTTCAGTATTCAAGCGACTATGCCAAATGGTAAAACAATCAACGTTAGTGGCTATTTATACGAAGGTGAGTCAGTCGAGTCTGTGAATAACCGTGTAAATTTATTCCACGACATTGTAGATCACCAGCGTACTCGTTCTGAGATTCCTGAATTGGAAGCTCGTCGTGACCAAGGCGTACAAGCTCTAAAACAAATGAAAGAGGTTTTAGAAAATCTTGAGTCAAAACAAAAGAATGGTGCTAAACTAACGTCACAAGAAAAGCTTACTATTCAAAACATGGGTACTAACATTACTCGCGTTACTGAAGATATTGAGAAAGGTGAGCTGGCCATTTCTGAAGCTAAGAAAAAGGTCGGTTTAGGCTAATATGAGTTACACCGCAGCACAGATCGTTGCCGATGCTCTAGCGATAGCTAAGTGTCCAGGGTTCACCGCACAGGGGGGCAGGGCGTTGAATTTTGTGCTCGACGATCTTGTGCTGCACCGTAACTTAAAAGTTAATTTAATCACTACAAACTTAATTATCCCTGCTTATAGTAATGGTCCGTTTCCATTAGAGGCCAATTACTTACGAACATACGATATGTTTTATGAAATTCAAGGTGAGCCTTATTTCTTAAATCCAGCATCGTTAAAACAATTCGACTCTGAGACACAACAAGTCAGCTTGGCAAACTACCCTTACGAGTGGGCTAGTGACCTTTCAGCCGTAGCAACTGGTGGCTTAGGTCAGCTTTATATCTACCCTCAATCGGCACAAAACATAACTGTTACCCATCGTTATTATTTGCGCCAAAATCCAATTACATCACCTGAGACCAGCGCGGCTATTCCGTGGTTCTCAGACCAAGACTACCTGATTGAAGCCACAGCGATGCGTATGATGCGTATCACTGACGACTCTCGCTACAATGCGTGGGTGGCAATGTGTGACAAGATGCTTGACGCTCATTTACTTACTGAAGGTGACGAGCAACAAGTCGTTAAAGAAGTGCAATTAGACCCTCGCCGATTCCGTATCGGTGGTTCTAACCGTCCAACGAAACTTGACCCTTGGTAAATTATGCCTATAGCAGATTCAGTACCCGTCAGATTTACTCCGAAGGGATTAGCTGACGCCTATGATGCAACGGATGTATTCCCAGGTGCATGTCGTAAGCTATCAAACTTAGTATTTGACCAATCTAACCCTGAGATTGTAGTTGCTAGACCAGGCGTTGATGGCGGTTTCACTTCTTTTGCAGGGTTCACAACACCTGGTTTCATTTCTGTTCAAATTACCATTGGTAACTACATTTTTGGCATGGTGGCCACAGGGCTTACTGCTGGTAAAGACCAGCCATTTTGTTACAACATTCAAACTGGTGCATTTATTACCATTAGTGGCGTTACGGCAGGTAACTCTGAAGGTCGTCCGACATCACCGCCAACTACAGGGGCTTGGACACCGCCAAGTATTGCAAGTATTGGTTCTAAACTTATTATTACTCACCCTGGTTATAGCGGTACTGGTACGTCATTCTTCGGTGTGATTGACATTAGTAACCCTGCAGCACCAGCATATAGCACCATGAACACAACAAGTCATGGTTTACCTAGCGTCCCAACTTTTGTAGCTAACTTAAACAACCGAGCATACTTTGCTTGCGGTAACGTTGCTTATTACAGTGACTCACTCAATCCAACTGTAATGACAAACGCAGGTCAGTCATTGACATTAGGTGACACTAGCCCAATTACCGCATTATCAGGGCTACCTGTGCAAACTACTTCCGCAGGTGTTATTGCTGCGCTTATTGCATTTAAAGCAACTCAAATTTGGCAAATTACGGGTGACTCAGCAATTACGGGATCATTATCGCTTAACTATT